CACCCTTTATCCCTAACAAACCGTCTAGGTGTGTAGGATCAAGTAATACATCGTCTATGTATGTAGGAGAGCTAATTGTTCCGTCTGCGTTTTTAGTGATGTTGTTTCTTAAAAAATTCATAAAACCGTTATAAGCGGTTTTGTCTCCTTGTCTATACGCAGTATTACTCACATTTTGAAGATTTAACATTCTCCCTATTTGATCATTGTTAAACCTTTCCATTAATTGTCGGTAACCTGCTTCGGCTTCATTAAAAACCCTTAACGCATCAGGGCTACCTGAGTCTTTTAATGTTTTAGCACGAATACTTTCCATAACTTTTTGCAACCTAACTAACTCTTCTATATTATTTCCTGCTAACCTCTCTGCTCTTATTATGCCTCTTAGACTTGTTAGATCACCTCTAAAAGCATCATGAGATTTTTTAGCTCCACTTTCTACACTAGCTAACACATCTGCAATTATTCTTTTACTCCTAGGATCTGCAAATGCTTGTTGATCCATTATATTTTTAAAGCGTCTAGCTGGTTTAAGTAATGGAGTATAGTCATAAGGTTTCATATTGCCTTTAAACCCAGCTAGTCTTGTAGCTTCTTCGTAGGCTTCGTCAACAGTTTTTTGTGCTGTTTCTTTTGCTGTTTCAAATGTTTCTCTTATTTGTTTTCCTGCAAGATTTGGATCAATTGATCCGTCAGAGATACCTCTAAAAAGATTGTCTGATTGTGTGTTTAAATCGGTAATTGCTTTTTCTGCTTCTACTAATCTAGGGTTAGTTTCTAAGGTTTCTTGTGCTGCTTCTCTATATTGTGTTCCTCTGGTTGCTCGGGCACCTGCTCCTGCTTCCTCTTCTACTATTTCTCTTGTAATACCTTGAGCGGTGAATGGTTCATCTACTGCTTCTCTTATATAGTCTTCTTGAGCACCATACTTTTCGCTCAATTGTTGTCCTTGCTTACTGCCGATGTTGGCTTCGTCCCTTAACCCTGCTTCTGCTGCCGCTGCTCGACTTTTGACATCAACGCCTTCTTCTGCGCCTCGAATTAAAACTTGGGGAGAAGTCATAGCAGCTACGTCTTCACCTGCTTCCTCTAATTTTTTATAAGACTCTAAAAATTCATCTTCTTTAATCAAAAACTTAGACGGTAAATTAGTTACACCAGCTAATCTTTTAAGTATTTTAAATAAGCCTACACCACCAACACTAAATGCAGCGGTCATGCCTGCGTCTTTCATTGCTCTTGTGTTGATGTCATAACCTTCTGGTAGGTATCCTTGCTCGTCTAAGTATTCTAGGTTGTTAAGTCTCCAAAAATACGTTGCTGCTATTTCTGAAAGTAGCCCTAAAGTAACAGGATTAACTGCTCCGCCAGTAACAGGAGCAGTAAAAATTCCCGCAGCAGCACCACCAATTGCTGCACCCACTTCCGCTGCTACTGGTTCAGCAAACGCAAGAAAGTCTCCTTTGTTCATTCCTGGAGGATTGATAACGGTGGGTTGATTATTGTTTAAAGGGTCATTAAAAATCATATCCCCAGTGTTAGGCTCTACTCTTACATTATAATCATAGGTACGTGGGATATCATGATCTTCTGCGTAATTCTTTTGTAGGACACGTTGCACGTAGTTAGAGTCACTTCGTACATCTGCTGGTAATAACTCTATTTGCCTTATGACGTCGCCTTGTGCTCCTGCTGTAAAGTCTACGCCTGTATATTCAGCTTTAAGTTGAGGACTTGCCTCAGGTAGCCAGTTTTCTATAGCATAAGGGTCGTCTGCCATTATTCCTGCTCTACGTGCTTGATCTTTTGCAAAGTTGTCCTTCATCAAAGCAGTAACCCCAGAAAATTGGCTAGGGCTCCATTCATAATCCGTTCGGTCATAGAGAGATTCTTTAGGTTTAACATACCCAAACTCAGTAAGTTTTTGTAACTCTATATCTTCGTCTTGTTGTTTTTGTGCTTGGGCTGCGGCAGATTGTGCCAATAGACCAGCCTCATAATCATCTAATAAAGCGTCTAGATCGATTATGTCGTTTTGTGCCATTAGGGAGTACCTCTTTGTTTATTTAGGTAATCTTGAAATTTTGCCAGATCTGTGGGATCCATCTGTCTTCTAAGTCTTTGTAGATACTTAATCTGAGACTCCGAAAACTCATCATCTGGCTTTGCTCTTGTTCCATCGTCCGCAGCCTTAAAGTCCATCCAAAGATCATGAATAGTATCTGTGCCACGTCCTGAAGGATCCCCTCCTCCTGGAAGCACAGCCACTTCCTGAACGTTGGGGGGTGTCATTCTGCCTGTGTAGTTAATTCCTCCCATACCTGAGGTAGAGTTTATTAATTGTTCTTTTAATTCACCTATGTTGTATGGTGCGTCTCTAAATGGTTTTTGATTCTTTTGATCTTCAATTAAGTTAGGGTATAGAAAATCAATCATTGTCATTTTTTCTTCTGTTTCTGGATCTAGTTTTAATCTTGCTGCGTATCTAGTTTCTGCATCTACTAGACTTTCATGTTTACGAATCGCACCGAGAGCTAAATCATCTATCACGGTAATAAATTCTTTTTGTGAAGTTGCATAGGCACCTGCTCTAGTTAAAAAACGTTCAATATCTTTATCAGAAATATCTCGACCTTTTTGGTCATCGTTAGCAGCACTCTGTAGTGCTAAAGTTAAGACCATATTAGTAAGTCTCTTTTTACCTAAACCAGAACCCTGTAAAAATCTTCCTAGATTGGTGTTTGCTACTTGGTCTTCAAACTGTTGACCAAAACCACTAAAATCGGTAGACGTTTCTCCTGGATCTCTTTTACCGTTCCCGTTTTCGTCATTATAGAAAGCGTAGCCAGATTCTGGATCAGTGAAAACTGTTTGTAATTGATCTACTTGATCTATTACATTTTTACCGAATGTTGTCAAACTACCTGCCACACCAAACACAACAGGTTTTCCTTCTGCTTCTTGATTTGCTAAAAGATTCTTAATTGTCCAATGAGTTGTTAATATATTGTCTCTGTTTTTATCTGACTCTATTAAAAATTCTCGAACCCTTGTTTCTTCTTTTCCTCTTTGTGATCCAGTCATCAGAGTGCCCATACCAGCAGCATCCCCTGTCATCATTATAGGTTGACCGTCGGGTCCAAAAACTATTGTGTTTTCTTGACCGATAGGTACATACATTTCTTGACCTCTAGGAGTAAGAAGTTCTCTGTTATCTATAAAAGTTAATTCTCCTGTGGCTCTATTTCTTACTGCTTTAGCACTAGAAGCACCAACCACCCTAACGTCTGAATTTGGGTTCCCGCTCATGTAGGCATCTAGTTCTTCTGTAGTATACATTGTTGGCACATTGTCTACCATGTATAGTTTTTTATCTTTCGTTAGATTGCCTTCTCTTATGAGATAACCTTCTGATTGTTTATTTATTGCACCTGCTTCTGACAATAGTTGAGTTCTAGCAGGAGCATTAGCGTCAGGTTGACCGTCCCTGTCTGCGTCGGTAAATATTGTGTATTCTTTTACTCCTCCGTCTTCCGCTGTCCAAGGCACAACACTGTCTCCTTTTCTTGACGCTAAATCTGCTTCGTAGCTTGTGTAGTATGTTGGACTTGCTCCATTATTTACTCTGTATGCTTTTTTCTCTTTAGTGAGGAGAGCTCTTTCTAGTGCTTGTTGTTCTTTATAGTCTGCCATGTATAGTTGCATAGCAAAGGTTTTAATATCCTGTTTTTCTTGTAGTTCAATACCTGCTATTTTATCTTCATAGTCTTTTTCTTCTTTTCTGGCTCCCAAACTATACTGTAAAAACGCATTAGACAAAGCAGTGCCCCAACTATCTCCTCTCTCACCAGCTTGAATTAACGCAGCTCCTGCTATCATAAAAGGTAGTGATTTGTCAGGTTGAGGAACTAATTCTTTTAAGTCATCCGTGTCGTAGAATATTTCCGCTGCTTTTTTATAAACTTCTAGCTGTTCTTTCATTGCCTCTGGATCATTTGGATCAAAAGATGCGTGTATTTCACTCATAGTGCTGAGCGTGTTTACTGCGTCTTCATCATCTTCACCGTTAGCTGTTGCTCCAGCAGCAGAAGCCATTACTGTTTTTTTCAGTAAGTCGTCCTCTTCGTCTAGTGTTTCTGAGTCAAGTTCGTCTAAATCAACACCAAAAGTCTCTAAAGTTTGTACTGTTTGAGCTTCGTTTAGATAATTTGATGGGTCAAGGTCTATGTTTAGTCCACTAGCAGCAAGATCCGTGAAACTGTTGCCCTCATCTATAAAAGAACTAATCTCAGGTGTGTTTGTATCTGTCACTAAAGATTCTATACCTATACCAGCAGGTGCTTCTTGTTGACCAAATTCTCCTCCTGGCATAAACGCTTCACGGTTTCCAGTCATTGAAGCAACTTGCATTGCAACTTGATCTTGAGGTATGCCTGTCATTTGAGATATCTGGTCCACACCCAAACCACTACGAGCTAGTCTCATTATAGTCTGCTCTGGAGATTCATCAGGAGAAACCATATTCATATTTTGATCAGTAATGGTTCCACCAAAAGGATTATTAGGATCTCCAGTGATGGTTGTAACTCCAGGGTTAGGATAAGGTCTGAAAGGGTATTGATTTGCCATTAGCCTTTAAGTGCTCCGTAAGCAGTAAGTGCTGTGCCTGCTGCTTGCATCAATGGATTAGTTGTGTTACCTGCTTGACCTTGTTGCAGAGTTGTGCCTCCCATTGCTGGAGCCCAGCCACTAGCCATACCACCTATTTGACCTAAAGTTTGCATAGGTAAGTTATACTGTCCTACGAAGTTGCCGTAAGCAAGGTCTAGCGCACGTTGATTCATACCACGTTGTAAGCCTCCCATGCCCATCATTCTATTAATGTCTGTACCCATTAAACCACTTACACCCTGACCAAAGCCAGCCATCTGTTGACCAGCTCCCATACCGAGTTGTCCTAATTGAGCACCAGAGCCAAAGATATCTCTACCAGCTCCACCGTAAATATTTGCTAAGTTACCACCTAAACTACCGATTCCTCCAGCAGTAGAACCGTACAGCCCAGCTAAATTGCCACCCATTCCTGCTATTTGTGCTCCCATTCCTGCTCTTTGCCCTGCCATTGAACCTAACCTAGAACCGATATCTGATTGTTGTGCACCTAAACCTGCTAATAAATTGGCTTGACCTGCTTGTCTTGCTTGTTGAGATTCAAATGCTGCTTGTGCTCTACGTGCTGCGTCTTGATAACCACCTGATCTTATGGCACCTATTTGAGATGCGGCACCTCTTGCTGCTGCATCTACTAACTCTTCACCTTGAAGTCTACTACGAGAACCTCCAAAAGCACCTGCGCCAACTTCTCCTGCTCTACGTGCTATGTCTCCTTGAGCAAGACCTTTACGCACATCTTCCATAGTTTGATCAACAACCTGTTGCTCAAATGGATTATAAAAACCTCCTATACCGCTAGGATCAAACTGACCAGTAGAACCGTACCCTGCCATAGCTGATTCACCGAGGCGACCCATAGAACCACCTAAAACATTTCTAGCTCCACCAAGTTCTCTACCAGCTCTACCAACTTGTCCCATTCCTGCTCTGGTTGCACGTCCAGCTATTTCTGGAGATTGTCTAAGAAGATTCATGGCTTCGTTAGTACTTAATTCCCCTGCTTGAACTGCTTGATCAATCATGTTACGAGTGTCTCCATATGCACCTGTTGCTGCACCTAGACCACCCTCAATCATTTGTTCTCCTCTTTGGAAATACGGGGCATAAGAACCCATTCCTTCCGAAGTCATACGGAATGCTTCTCTTTCTGCAGGAGTAAAGTTTGCTATACGTTGACCTGAGTATGTGTATGGGTTAGCTCCCTCTACACCAAAACCCATCATTCTATTGACAAGTTCTTGATTCAGTAAAGGCATAATTCCAGGAACATTTGATCCAGGAACACCGCTGTAAAACTGTGCTAGATAATTAGGTGGTAGAGTTTCTACTCGTTGATAACTGCTTTCGGTTGCCATTATGCTCTCCCTACACCCATTTGCTGAGCTTTATTTTCATTTTCATTCATCATAGCGTAAAGATACTCAATTCCTTTTTCATGATCACCGTCTCCTATTCCCGCTACACTCTGTTTAGTCATTACAAATTCGCCATCACTCAACATAGCTGGCACATCATCTGACATTCCTGTTCCTGGTCCAGAGGATTCTCCTCCACCACGCATGTCTAATTCATATATTGCCCCACCATCTTTTAGTGTTGGTCTTTGTTGAAATTCAGGGAACATTAGTTTACTGTATTCTTCGTCGCCCATGGTTGATCTTAAATAAGCTGCAGTTGCTGGGTCTAATGTACCACCACCTGTAATACCACTACCCGTAGTCATGCCTCCTGGACCACCTACACCCACACCCTCTGTACCGTATTGGGTGGGTAGTGCTGCTGCTGAGAGTGGTCTCTGTAGATAACCACCTAATTCACCGCTCGGTCCAGGCATTTGAGAGTCATCTTTTCCTGCTTCAAATCCACCGAGTGCTGCTAAACCTAGACCTCCAACACCCATTTTTTCCATCCCTGATAAACCTGACCATAGTCCATCTTTACCGAATAAGTTTCCTGCTACATGATCTGCTGGTATTGAACCAAATCCCAACCCTGCTGCACCTCTTGCTCCTACGTTTTGTAAAAATCCGCCAATACCTTCAGCGGTGGTTGGAGTGGCTCCTAAGCCCCACATACCACCTTGTGCACTGCCTTTAAATATACTTCCTATACCTTCTCTAAATCCTGTTTGTCCAAGAGTTCCACCTTTAAGACCAGCACCAGCACCGACGCTACCAAGTACATAACCAGAAGCTGCATGTTTTAATGCTCCACTTAAATTTCCTGTTTTTACTGCTCCGCCAATACCACCACCAATAGCTGCACCTGCTGGTCCACCGAGAGCGAATCCCACAACTTTACCAATAGTGGGGGCTGCTTTTTTAAGGAACTTACCGATCTTTTTAAAGAATCCAAATTCAGGAACCCCAGTAAGTGGGTTAATTGAGTTTTCAAAATGTCCTACTTGATATTGGTAGGGGTTGATTTCGTGACGTTCAAAAGCGTCAAATAATTGTCTCTTTAATACAGGGTCATCCGCTATAGGTCTTGGGAGAACCATTTCTCCAGGAGTTAAATGACCTATAGTCGTGTCTCCGTAGCGACCATGCATCGCTAATGAGTGACGAGCGTCTGCTAATTCTTCTAAACTTTGTAAACCTTGAGCTTGCATATTTATGTTCAACTCCTCTAATTAATTAGTTTAACTAATTTAAACAAGGTTGTATATTGTTTTTAGGATCATAGTGCTATACTTGTTGCTCCTGCTATTTTTAATGTAACCTCTCCCACCGATCCTGTAGCCGATAAACCACGATTATTTTGAGGTGTAGAAAGAGTGAGCCACTCACTACCGCTCCACACTTCTAAAGATTCATTATTCGTGTTCCAGACAAGACTTCCTGGATTAAACTGTAACTTTGCTTTTTCTGAATCATCTATTTGACGTATATTGTCTGGATCAAATTCACCTAAATTAAGTTCCAGTATGCGTATTAAACGATTGTACGTTCCTGCATTGACAACCTCTTCCATTTCTTGAGGTAATCTTGATACTAAGAGTTTGCTCATCTTCTTCCATCAGGTCTTATGTCTAAACGTGTTGCTCCTAATCGCCATCCCGTAGATGTGTTTGCAGGGGTGTTGTCATCGTCGGACTCTAACCTCACTACCGCTTGACGTGCTCTTGCTCTTATGTGTGCTTGTTGTGTACTACTTGTGATTGCAGTTGTGCTGTTTGTGGTTAGACTGTCTCCTGGAAAATTGCGTGTTTTTAACACAAAATTAACTTGACCTCCAGAGCTATTACTTAAAAAGCGTATATCAGGGATCATTTTATTAATAAACGCAAACTGCTCTCCGTCTCCTATATCAAAGTCGCTAGATTCTATGTAAACATTAGTCATAGGACTACCGTCAGCGTCGTACCCTGTTTCTTGTTCGTAAAGATATGAATCTAAGGAAGCTCTTGGATATGGTTCTACACCAGCGTCTAGCCAAGCGTGTCTTTCTAATTGACCGTATGACCAAACTTGTTCAGAGTAATTATAAACAACGTATCTATCGATTTCAGTAGAGTCCGCAGAACAGTAGAACCAGCCAACTTCATCAAATTGCGTATTGGTGAAGGCGTGAACTTTATAGGCTTGACTAGAATTAAAATCATTAAAAACATAACCCAGAACACTACAAGGAACTTTTTTAATTGATCCTGTATAGGCATAGAAGTTATCATACCCCATCCAAAACACTCCTGTTGGTGCAGTTACTGCTGCTTTAGGTGCCATTAATCCTGTATTCTCATTAATCAGGTTTATTCCGAATGTGTACGGTGGTCCAATAAACTGCATACTGTATAACGCAGTATCTGTCCAGATTAATATCTCTTGTCTTGCTTTTACAGCACCAACAATTTTACTACCAGAAGATAGTCTAAGTTCTCCTGCTGTATTGGTGCTTCTGGCTTCAAAATCTATGGAGTTTTCTTGATCACTAAAAGCTATTAACATAGGGTCACTACTTCCTGTACGAGAAGAATCTACCAACGGATCCGCACCCAAGACTATTAAATGTCTATCTTTTTCTGAGGTGATCACCTGTAGTCCAACAGTAGGGACTTGGTTTGCACCAGATATCTCAGAAAGTTTTACAGCTCTAGTAGTTACTCCATTATTTTCTACCCATTTATAAACACCGCCACCACGTGGACAAATAATTAAATCTTCTCCAAAATGATCATGTGTCCAAAGTCTTAATTGATTATTGGCAGAAATAGCACTGGACGATCCCCATCCACCAGCTCCCCATGTTCCTGCACCCCAACCTGTAGCAGCAACAAATACATCTAATCCTACATTGATTTGATACGTTCCCACAACTGAGCTTCCTCCGTTGCCACTGTCGCTGCTATTAGCAGTAACCGTAGCTCCAGAAGTATCTTTTGCTTCAATAGTGTAGCTGTTTGTATTAACAATTGTGGCTATCTGATACTCTTGGTTTAATACAGCAGCAGTAATAAGTCCCCCTAAAGTAGCAGCACCGCTAAAGGTAACGAAATCATTAGCAACCGCTCCATGACTGGTATCAGTTACTGTTATTGTTGCGTCTCCATTAGTAGCGGAAAATGTAACATCTCCTGCCGAAGTGGTGGCTCTTATAGGGGTAACATCGTTATAACTATTACCTTGTTTAATGTAGTATTTTAAAGTTGTACCAACCCCTAGATATTTTGTGCCTTCTAAAGACACCCAACCATGAAGTGCTCTTGCGTTTCCTAAAAAAGTTTCTGTGCTGTCTTTTGTCCAACCACCTATTTTTTGTGGTCTTCCGTTTTTAAAACGAACAAGGTTGGAATCAAACCATCCCCCTTCATTATCATAATCTGTCCCTTCACGGTTAATTCCAGGACGAAACACAAACTTATTTAAGGGCATAACTACACCTCATACCAGTCTTTGCCTTCAAATAAAAGAGATTCTGCTTCTCTTCTTCTCATTAAGCCCTCTAAAACTTTACCGCCTGCTTTGTTCCATCGTTTCATTTCACTAGGTACTTTATCATAATCTTTTTGATTTAAAACTTTTAACATTGTAGAAGTTTTTAAATTTGATGGACCGAGATTAAACGTCCAAGCAACTAAAGCGTCAAACTGGCTTTGATTTAAATCCACCTCAACTAAATCATTAACATAGTTTTCAAACTCCTCTAGATCTTCAGACAATAAATGTTCTGATTCATCTTGATTTATCTTATCTCCTTCTTTCACGCCTTTAGTGTGACCGTATCCTATGGTCCAAACATCCGCACTACACTTATAAGCCTCGAATTCACACCCTTCAAATCTTTTAATTAATGCTTTGCCTTCTTCTGAAATTTTCATGTTATTCTTCTCCCACTTTATTATTATTTGTAGTAACTTTTCTATAATAAACCACAACTTCTTTAAGTTCATTTATATACCTTTTAAGTTCTTGCATATTATACGCCATGATTTCATAATCAGGGACAGACATAGCAAGAAATACAATTTGTCCATGTTCTTTTTCTACTCTTTCTAAAAACTCATCTAAATTTTTATCACTCACCACATACCAATAAGGTTCTTTTAAGTCTATTTCCCGTGGCATAATTGGTTGTACTATAGTTCTTTCTATAGGTTTAGAAATAACCTCGACTTGTTGTTTACTTGGAATCAGGCTGCAACTGCAGACCGTCATCAAGATCATCGATGTTACGACTATCTTCTTCAATGCTGTCAAATACATTTTTTGTTCCATTGTTTACTCTTGGTTCTAATAATCCAGGTTTTGCTGCTGCTAACTTGGTTAAATCATGTCTTTTAAAAATATCCAAATATCTACTCATCTCAGCTTCTATTGATTGATTTCTTGATTGAAGCTGTAATAAACCTTCAGTTTGTAATTTAAAATCGTTTTGCAAGCTTTCTATTGCAAGCTTTTGTTCTTGATCTCTTAATTCAAACGCTTGGTTTAAAGCTGATAGTCTGGTGTTTTCGTTCCATAAAAAATACAAAGCTATTCCCAAGACTAAAACTACTCCTCCTAAAACTTTACTAAGAATGCCACCCATTATCTAATAAACACCCCTATAATTTGCGAACCTATGATAAGTATATATAATCCCCAAATCATTTGCTCAAATCTAACAAACTTTTGAGATCCTGCTTCAAGCCGATCTTCTATTGCTTTATATCTTATAGCACAAATTTCTTCGTGGTGGTCAAGTTTTGTTTTTCTAGTTGCCATTTTTAACTGTATATATCTGTAAAGCCTTTTGTTTTCCTTTTACTTTTATTGGATCTAACAATTTTAACTCAAATTTGCAACTTTTTTTAGTAGTATCTCCTATTAGTATATCTTCTCCTACTTCTTTAGTTGCAGATTCAAGTCTTGCTGCGGTGTTTACTGGGTCTCCAATAGCGGTATAATCAAACCTAGTTTTAGACCCCATATTACCAACAACAGCCTCACCTGAATTGATGCCCACCCCCACTTTTACACCACAATCGAGTTTTTCTATTCCGTCTATAATTTCTATAGCTGTTTGTATGGCTCTGTCTTCTTGATCTTCTATATCTAAAGGTGCATTAAAAATAGCCATCATAGCGTCTCCTATGTATTTATCTACCATTCCACCATGTTTCTGGACTGCTTCTTGTTGTACTGTTAGGGCTTCATTCATTATATATGTTACTTCTTCTGGCGGTAACTTTTCAGACATAGCGGTAAATCCTCTTACGTCTGTGAACAAGAAAGTACAGTATCGTTTTTCTCCACCAAGTTTTAATTTGTCAGGGTTGTTTTGAAGTTCTTTAACCTGTCTTGGGTCTAAATAATGTTCAAATTGTTTCTTAATCTGTAGCCTAAGTTTATACTGTTCTCTGAATCTTAGGTAAAAAGCAACTGAACCCACCACAAACTGAGAAACTAAAGACCAACTTACGTCTAATAAAATACCGCTTTTTATTAAATACACCCCTCCAAAAGCCGTGGAGAGCCATATAACGCTTCCTAGTCCTATACCCCACGTTATACCCAGATAAGACAGTAAAAGCCATACTGCAAGGACAGTAAAGGTGAATATCAGTATTTCTGCAGCTATGGACCAATCAGGTATTTTAGGGCTGTCTTGTATTAGAATAGATTCTGATAGGGCTGCTTGAATTTTATGTGGTTCAAGTAATCCAACAGGAGTTGCAACTTGAGGCATTATACCTTTAGCTGTAACACCAATAAACACAAACCTGCCTTCTATGTTATTTACCGCACACAAACCTTGACAAAGAGTTCTTATTTCAGACAAACTAAATTGTGGTGTATCTACCCAACTGATCCATTTTCTACCCAAAGAATCAGTAGGTACGGGAGGAATACCACGAACACGCACTTCTTCTATACCGTTGGGGTTGGTTTTAATAACGTATGTATCAGCATTAGCTAAAACTTTTAATACTTCTGTTCCATAAGCCGAAACCCATCCATCAGGAGTTCTCATTAATAAAGGCATCCTTCTGACTAATTGATCTACATCTGTAGGAGCTATAGCAATTCCTTGAGAAGCGTTATTTTTAAGAATATCTATATTCTGTATAACGCCTGTAGCTTCATATCCGCCTATATCTTCACCTAAAATAACTGTGCCTGTTGTTTCTGGATAATCTCCATTGTCGTTTTCAAACATAGCTAGAACACTAGGAGCATACCCTAAAGCGTCTGCAAATTGTTCGTCTCCGCCAAATCGATCAGGTTGTGGAAACGCCATAACCCAACCAACACCTATCGCACCCTTTTTTCTATTCCTTTTTCC